GCCCTGTGGAGTACTTATAATACACTATGTCCAGAATTCTCAATTTAGATACCAATAAATCTCATGACCTCAACGACATTCCCAGTGAAGTGGAAGATCTGCGTTTTTGCGTGTTAGACAATAGCGATCCCAAAAACCTGGATTATTTTTACATACCTTTGATTTTTCTAGAAAGCTTCAACAGTCCGGCTTTGGTGTTACGAATTGGTCCATATACCTTGAGGATGCCTGTGGATTGGCATGTGTTAATTGGAGAACCGGATTTTGGAGATCTAGAAGTGGTGTCTTTGACTGACATAAACGATCGAGGTTTCAGTGTGTTTTGTTTCAATCCCATGGCCGGCTTTAGACCAGAATTCCACACTGTGGAAATCATAGACATTTATCAAGATGTCAAATGGTATTTTCCCAAATTGAAATCTGGACAGATGCTGGCAGTGCCGTTGGACACACATATTCAAAATCCCATGTGTGCTTTTTTTGTCAAAGAAGTCACCAAGCAAAACGAAGTCATTGACTACAGCAAGGCATGGTGACATGACTGAGAAAATTCCTTTGCGTGATCAGATGCAGGCCATTGATGGTAAAAACAGACAGTATTTTCAAAATCTATCACACACACAACGTCGGCAAATCAGTCTCTATCTGCTGATCAAATATGCTGCCAGTGTGACAGGTATTCCAGAACTTCAAGAATGGTATCTACGCAGCACAAATGAATATGTGAATCTGGGTTTTTTTGATCTCAGTGCACATCCCGAGCTGCAATGGCTGCTGCTGACCACTGTGAGCCCTGGCATGGGCAATCAATTCCATTATTGGTTATCTGCGCAAAAAAAACAAAATCAAAAAAGTTGTAAGTTTTTTCAGGATCTTTATCCAGAACTACGAGCTGAAGAAATACAAATACTTGTGCAAATAAACAGCACAGAGCAAGTCAAACAGTTGGCCAGAGATCTGGGCTGGGATGATAAAAAAATCAATCAAGAATTATGACTTTTCAATGCCATCACTGCATGAAGACTTTTCGAACAGAACACACTTTACATGCACACAGTTGTGAACAACGTCGTAGATTTCAACAACAACATGATATTCGGGTGCAATGGGGATTTCAAGCCTATAATGCCTTTATCAAAGACACCATCAAGGCTCAACCCAAGACTTACGAAGAGTTTTCTCGCAGTGCCTACTACACGGCGTTTGTGAAATTTGGTCGTTACTGTCATGACATAAATGCCTTGAATTTCATAGAATATGCTAGATGGCTATTAAAAAATTCAAAAAAAATTGATCACTGGTGCAGTGATCAACTATACAGTCAGTGGTTGGCACAGTATCTGCTTAAAGAAAATCACGTGGATGCTCTTACACGTAGCATTGCCACCATGATGGATTATTGCCAACAAAAACCAGATTTCATCAATGGACATAGTGATTATTTTGTGTGTGCAAATAAAAACATAGTGTGCACACACATCACACAGGGAAAAATCAGTGCTTGGGCTGTGTATAATTCTCAGTCTGGACAGGAATTCGTCAATACTTTATCTGATGACCATGCCAGCATGGTGATGCCTTATTTGGATCCCACGGTCTGGATTGAAAAATTCCAATTCAGTCCCCAAGATCGTGAGTTCGCAGAAAAAGTCATGGCTCAAGCAGGTCTATGAAGTTTTCCAGCGACATAGACATAGATTTCGGTGACAGACAGCAGATATTAAATGTGATCGATCATGCACAGGCCATGATTGATCCCGTGACTCCACACAACACTGGTGTTTATGTCACAGACATTCCCACCGATCCCTTGACTGGTAAATGCACTATTCCTTATAAACAGGCCCAAGCACGAGGCTACATCAAGTTAGATTTTTTAAATGTAAGCATTTATAAACAAGTCAAAGACTCAGCACATTTGCAGGAACTGGTGCTGGCACAACCAGATTGGTCCAGACTTTATGATCCGGCATTTTGCAAATTATTGACACACGTGGGCAACCATCATGCCTGTTTGTTAAACATGCCCGAACCAGTGAACACAATTGATCGTTTGGCCATGTTTCTAGCTGTGATACGCCCTGCCAAACGTCATTTGATCGGCAAAATCTGGGCCGAAGTGGCGAAAACTGTGTGGGATCCAGATCTAACCGGAGCTTATTATTTCAAGAGGTCGCATTCTTATGCCTACGCACATCTAGTGGTAGTGCATATGAATTTATTGTCACAGATCTGACCTCAGCTCAAGCGTTTGATCAGAGTTATAGATCTACGTTTGCCGCGTTTGTTGGTCATGTCCTTGAGATTCATCAGTGGGCCCACGTGAATATTCACGTCTTTGCTGATCAGTATTCTCATGGAGAATCGAAATTCTTGCCATTCTTGTTTAAGAAACACATTGATAGGCATGGATCTATTGCTTTCCCACCACCATTGTTCACCTAAATTAAGAAATTTGGTTTTTTGATCTAGAGTTTTCAACGAACCAAAATCATAAATGGTGGTGATTTGATCATTGGAATTTTGCACTATTCCTATATAATCCGCTCCACCATAAGTGAGATAAGTGATAAAAGGATAGGTTTTCGTCAGATTAATAAATTCTTGCACTAGTCAATAAATAGTAGTAATGATCACAGTCACCACTTATTTATATGACCAAATTATTTATCTGCAACTACCAGACTCTGCGGTCACAAACAGAAGGAACAGCATCATGTACAGCAGACCCATAGTGGTTTATCAAGGCATAGACAACACTGTGCAGGTGCGAGTGAGAAACCAAGATCAAAAACCCATAAACATGACAGAAAAACTCATACAAGTAGATGTGCAAAATCCTCAAGATCAGCTCACTGAGTACAGTTTGGGATTGGTTTGGTCAAATAAAATTCGGGGACAGGGTCATTTTGTGTTGACCAGATCCATGTTGGACACTTTGACCAAACGACACTATAAAATCACGTTTAGAAGCATTGATGTCATTAGTAATGAACAAAGACCAGTATATATCGATGATAATTTTGGTGTTCCCTTGGATCTCATGGTTATGCCTGCTTACTTTGCAGACATGCAACCACAAGAAGATGAACCAGAGGGGCAGGATTTCTTAAAAATTGATGGCGGAACCGTATGACTTTAAACAACCAATCACTTAATCTCACAGCCAGACAAATAATTTTAAAATCTGGTACCACTGCTGATTTGATCAATTACACCGGTCCTCTGGGTGAAATATTGGTGGACACCACCTTAGATACCATTAGAATACAGGATGGCCAAACTCCCGGAGGCTTTATTGTGCCCACTAATGTCATAGTGGAGAGTTTCGCCAATGTGTACAGTAAATTTTGGTCTAATGTGTATGCGCTGAGTTTGTCCAGCGATATTTCCGCCCAGGTCTCGGCTTTGGCCAACACTGTGTCAAACATTGGTGGTAATGTGAGTACTCTGGTGGGCAACAGCAGTCTATTTAGTACCAATTTAAGCACTCTTGACCGCTTGTGGTCGGCATTGAACTATCAGCCCACATTTGCCAATGTGATCACTGCACAAATTAATTCATTGTCTGCCAACATCATCGCAGAAACTGCTCGTGCTGTGTTAATGGAAAACTCAATTAACCTGGCTCTGACATCGCAGGCCAACACCAGAGCCGCAGCAGACACAGCCATAAACAGCAGCATATCTTTTTGGAATAATGCACTGGCCATAGAAATTTTTGACAGAATTTCCAACAATGTGGTTTTACAGAACAATATCAACAGTGTTCAAGCCAATTTGGCTGCAGAAGCAGTTTTAAGATTTGGTTATGATTATGATTTAGCAAGTAATATCACAGCAGCCAACTCAGCCAGAATTTTATCGGATGCGGTGTTGGCTGCTGGGATTAATGCAGCCAATGTGAAAATTGCCACATTGGAGGCCAACAAATGGTTTTTATCTAACTCAGTATATGAAATGCAGTTGTTTAATAATGGTACTGTGAGAGTTCCCGGACATCTAGTGCCACAACAACATTTGGTTTTTGATTTAGGGTCGCCCAGTGCAGCATTTAGAGACATTTATCTCAGTGGCAGCAGCATACACATGGGCAATAATAGAATTTTCATAGATCCTGTCATGGGTCTTAAAGTTGCTCTGAGTTCAGGGCAGTCTGTGCCATTGAGCGGAAACGTGCTATTTCCTGATAACACAGTGCAGACCACGGCCTTCACCACCAAGTATATCACAGACGAAGCCAATGTGCGATTGGCCGAAGACACAGACATACGTGGCAATGTGTCTGGACTTACTAATGATTTTAATAATTTTGCAGCCACAATGTTGAATCAGATAGCTGCTCTTTCCGGAGGCAGCTCTAATATAATGGCTACAATAAACGCCATAGTATCTGCACTAAACACCAGTCTCACCAGCGAGATTAACAGAGCCACTGCGGCAGAATTAGCCATTCAAGGCAATTTAATAATTGAACAAAATACCAGAGGCCTTGCAGACTTAGCTCTTAATTCTGCTATCAATTCCACCACTGTCAGAGTCAGCAACATAGAATCTGGTAACATTGGTAATTTTAGAATTTCTTCTACAC